TGTTCCGGCACCGGCCAAAGGCCAACAGACATATTACTTGCGTGGAGACGGGACCTGGGCTGTGCCGGCAAATACATGGCGAGGAATCCAGGACAACTTGACTTCGAGTTCGACCACAGATAGTCTGAGCGCGAACCAGGGCAAGGTATTGAAAGGTTTGATTGATGGTAAGGCGGCAAGCGGCCACACCCACAATTATGCTGGGTCCAGCAGTGCAGGCGGTGCCGCAACGAGCGCCAACAAGGTGAACAATGCTTTGACGATTAACCTGAATGGGACAAGCCAGGGTGCATGGGATGGCAGCAGTGCGAAATCTATCAGCATTACGGCAGCCAGTGTTGGCGCAACAAGTGTGACAATTAGCAGGTGGTGATTTTTATATGGGAGTTTATTTAGGAAGTACGCAGGTGGATATGCAGGGAGGTTTTGTGACTGGTGGTGCCAGTGGGGCGAGTTTGCAGAGCAAGACGGTTAGCCCCAGTGAGAGCGCACAGACGATTAAGGCCGACAATGGCTATGACGGTTTGAGCCAGGTTACAGTAAATGCAGTATCAAGAACTTATGTGGGAAGCGGCGTAACGAAAAAGAGTGCTGCGACTTATACGCCGGGAACGAGTGACCAGAGCATTGCATCCGGCCAGTATTTGAATGGAACCCAGACGATTAAGGGTGACAGCAATTTGACCGCCGGTAACATTAGAAGCGGTGTGAAGATTTTTAATGTGACAGGTAGTTATGCTGGGAGCAGCAGTTCTGGCGGCACGGATACCAGCGATGCTACGGCGACAGCGAAAGATATTGCTAGGGGCAAAACGGCGTATGTGCAGGACAAAAAAATCACGGGCGATCTGTACGAGGTTGCTAAAGGGGAAACAAAAACTTTTGTTACTTCCGGCTCTGAAAATGTCACGTTCGGCAAGTTTGACAGTAATGATGTGGTCAACATAAAAATCCCCTGGATTGGCAACGACGAAATCATGCGGGTTGGGAGCTACATACTGCTTGGTGCCTACGCCACCCTCTTCGGTGATGCCACCGCCGCCGATGTCGCAAAAGGCAAAACATTTACAAGTGCAGCGGGGTTAAAAGTTACCGGCACTGCGGAGCCTGCCGAAAGCGATAACAACGTTGAGGCATACGCCGTCACGACCACCAGCCCCAGCGTGAATTTTAAGCGCACTGACGGGGCAATCAAGATCTGGGGCTACGGCACCATGACCAGTTCCAGCGGTTGGGGCGGGCAGACTACGAGCCTGATCGCGTTTGAGGGCGACAAGTACCACAAGAGCGCCATGTACGGCAGCCCAAGCAGCACCAGTTTGAGCCTAAGCATCAGCAACGGTAAACTGACTGGGCTGCCGAGCGGATTATCCGCAATCAGTGCGATTGTAACGAGAGGTATATGATTATGGCTACTGATACAAAGCTGGACAGTTTGGTAATTAACTACCTGACACAAAGCCAGTATGATGCGGCTAAGACAAATGGAAAACTGAATGCAAACCAGATTTATATGACGCCTGCAAGTAGCGGATCGAGTTATACACTGCCGACCGCGACAAGTTCTACGCTGGGTGGTGTAAAGATTGGCAGCAATATTACAGTAAACAGCGGCACGATCAGCATTAGTAAAACTAACGTGACAAATGCACTGGGTTATACGCCACCTACGACTGATACGAAATATACACTGCCAACCGCGAGTGCTTGGACTTTGGGTGGTGTAAAAATCGGGAGTAACATTACGGAGAATTCCGGCACGATTAGTTTGACAAAGGCGAATGTAACAAATGCTTTGGGGTATACACCGCCGACAACAGATACGAAATATACACTGCCGACAGGTAATGCTTCGACTTTGGGCGGTGTGAAATTGAGTGATTCGACCAGTTCAACGAGTTCGACCAGTGGTGGTGTTGCGGCAACACCGGCAGCGGTGAAAGCGGCATATGATGCGTGTACAGAATGGGTATCTTTAACTGCCTCAAGTGTATATACTGTAAAATCTGGTATTACTATGTGGGCAAATACAGAAAAAGCACATCGCCGTGGACGAAGAGTCTATTTGACTTTTCAGTGTATGGGGCCTGCAACAAGTGACGCGGCTGGCTTTATTCAAATTGGAACAGTTCAGTCTGCCTATAGACCGAAAGTTAATGCTTATTGTCCTTTTGGATTAAATGTAACAACGTCTGGCCAGATTTTTGGACCTGCTGTTTGCATTATTAAAACCACAGGAGAGATTCAGGTTTATACTGGTAAAAATAATGCAACTTTTGGTAATAACAGTTACGGTTGGACGACAAATAACCCAAATACCATTTCGTGGGATTATTAACTAAGCTGAAATAACCGTGAAGCAAAATTACTTTACAACACGATGGAACGTTAAAAGGAGGCTGATGGAAGATGCGGCTGAAGAATGGAGAGGTGTGTTTTGGGTGGCCGTTGGCGCAGCATGTGATTACGGCTGGCTGGAAATATAACAGTGGGGCGCTGCACAGGGCAATCGACTTCCGCGCTTTGGTGGGAACACCGGTGTTTGCGGCGGAAGATGGAACGGTGCGCGTGGTTTACCACTGGAATGGGCGAGTGACCCAGGGCGACACCAATAGTTATGGCAATATGGTGAAGATTGAGCATACGGCGTATAAAGGCGGCAAGCTGGAAACGTTGTATGCTCATTTGAATTCTATCACGGTGAAGGTTGGACAGAAGGTGAAAACCGGCGAAGTGATTGGTTACAGCGGCCAGACCGGCAACTGTTTTGGTGCTCATTTGCACTTTGAGGTGCGCTGGAAAGGTGTGCGCGAGAACCCGCTGTGCTGGTTGGATGATGACTTTAAGCCGGCCAGCCGCGGTGTGATTTTGTGGGCCAATGCAAACCAGCACAGTGTACAGGTGGACAAGCAGGAAGCGGTTGAGAAGCCGAAGGTTGAACCGACAGTGAAAAAGACTGTGACAAAAGCCATTACCCTGAACAATGGCAAATGGAATGTGCGTAAGGGTGCCGGAATACAGTACCAGTCCATTGGGGTGATCAGCAGCCCGAATGCCAAGACCGGCAAGCCTGTTTGCATTGGGTATGAGACGGTCGTGAACGGCTGGTTCAAAACGGTTTATGGTTATATCAGCCAAAAAGCGGTGAAGAGCCATACCTGAGTGCAGCCAAAGCAGGTGATTTTTATGAAGGAAAACTGGAGCCTGATGAGGTTCAGCAAAAAGATTATTGTTTTTACGATGGGCGCAACGATTGTTTACGCGATTGTATACATGATCCTGTGTTTTAGGACCGGACAGTTACCGGAATCGTCTTTTAACATTGGGCTGTTTGCGGCAATGAGTGCAGAGAATTTGTGTAACGCCTGGATTAAGGTGAGGGAAAAAGTAGCGGAAGAAGAAAAAACAGAGGGTGACAATGCGCCCCTTGGTGATGAAATTTTTACGCCGATTGATGAGACAAGTGACACGGAAGAGATTGGAGGTTAGGTATGGAACAGGGAATTGTATATATTGTGATGGGCCTGGTTTGCGTGGTTGCTTTTATGGTTGGCAAATATGTGCTGCCGAACGCCCAGGAAACAGTAAACAAGGCGCTGAACCTGTTGAGCGGCTACCCGCTGTTGATGCAGTGGGGGTTAAGCGCCTGTAAATATATCAAGCAGTATTTTAACGATATTTCCGGCGAGGAAAAGAACAAGCGTGCCGCAGAACTGATTATGGAAGTGGCCAAGCAGGCCGGCGTTACCATTACAGAGGAGCAGGCGCGTGCGATTGCCCAGGCGGCTTACGAGCAGATGAAGGCGGGTGAAGCTGCTGCCGGAGAGAAGGTGAACGCAGATGCCTAACCCTGAATTCGCATTTACGATGAAAGATCTTATCCTAGGAATACTTGGAGCTTGCGGTGCAATCATTACTATTTCAGGTGTGTTTGGAGTTTTTTCAGGGTGGCATACCTCTTTGAAAAAGCCAAACAAAGACCAGGACGCCCGGATGGACAAGATTGAAGGGCGGCTGAAAACGGTGGAAGGGCGCTGCGACACGTTTGACAAGCAGTTGGAGGGTGTGAAGAAGCACCTGAATAGCCTGGACGAAAGCATTAACATGCTGCTGCGGGCAGAATTTGCACAGCTGGGGCACAACCTGAACGGCGACAATGTGGAGCAGATGCAGCGAGCATTTGACGATATACAGGAATTTTTGTTTAAGCGTTAAGGTTGATAGCTTGCCACCCATGGTATATAATACAAGTAGAGGATTGAAGCTCTTATCAGCCTTTCGGCTCGTGGCAAGTAAAGTTTACGCTTGAGTAAAAACAGCAAAGAATTATACAAACAGGAATAGGGAGTACCTTTGGTTTGAAACCTTGGGTGCTCCCTATTTTTTAGCCGGTTGGAAGTATCAATACAGTTCAGAAACAGAAAGAACTTTGGCGGGAAGATCCTCGCGCTTGCCGGATGGGGTTGATGTGGAGATCTTGATGGTTTGAATGGCGGAGTTGATTGCAGGTTCAAAGCCGTCCAGAACGGGGGTAGCATCACAGGAAAAGAAAACCTTGTTTGCGTTGCCGTCTTTGGTGGAATATTCAGAAATATAATGAGTGCCAAAATCGCTATTGGCATCATGAATATAATCCGGCAGTTCGATGGTGACGAGTTTTTTACAGGGAACACCGGATGGTTTTTGGCCTTGAAGAACCCAGCCAGCCGGAAGACGGTGGGCCTGATACGGATCATTTGACACAAAGGTAAAATAGGTTGTTGTGACAGGGCCATGTTCCGAGGTTCTACGGGTACAGGCAAGAACCCCTACAATAATTTCAGTTATCATGATGGTTCTCCTTTTGTGTTTGGTAATTTTTTATAACGCCCACGTTTTATGTCTTTATGGTATTGCTGTTGTTTTTTAAGAATTGCTAAACATTCAGGAGAACAAGCATTACTACGATCTACTGCAGCAAAAGTTTTTCCGCAGACAACACAAATTGTTCCGTTTTTCTGCATGTTCTTTTTGTGGTCTGGGTTTTGTTCACGGTAATTGGCAGCCCAGGCACGTTTTAACGGCTCGGTTTTTTCTTTTAAGGAGATCGGGGCGCATTCTGGACAATATTTTTGAAGGCCACCTTTTACGATATAAGGCTTGCCACACCGCTGACAGATATCGGTAGATCCAATTTGGCGAGTGGTCTTGTTTTTAGCAAGGTTCCGACATTTTTTTACAGCCTGCTTATCACGTTCCGCCTTACATTCTGGGCAGAAAGATGCACGAGGACCACCGGTAAAAGTAGCACCACACGACTTACAAACATGAGATATCATGCGTGGTTTATGAGCGGCCTGTTCACGACATGAGGGGCATAGGCGCTGTTCTTTTTGCCCTTCAAATGAACTTCCGCAGCGAGTGCAACGACGAAGCATGAAACGACCTCTTAAAATAAATCATTGACAGAGCATTGAAACAGCGAGGCAAGAGTTTGTGCAACCTGAACAGTGGGTTTACTTTCGCCGGATTCAATGCGTTGGTATTGACGGAGGGATATACCGAGTTTATCCGCGACCTGCTGGGCTGTCAAGTTGGCACGGGAACGCATGGCTTTGAGGCCGATGGGCTTGATATCCGAATACTTTTCGGCCTGGCCATGATAATAACCGAGAGCGAAAGAGCCTTGCAGCTCGACAGGAAGCAGCTTAGAAAACTCGTTTTGCATATCATCTTCGGTAATTGTGGAGTAAGTTAGAGCAATGAGGCGGTCCAGCTCCGGTGTTATGCGGTGTTCTGTGTGGGCACGAAGAATGAGCTGCGCGATTTCCATTAAAGGATACATGGTGGCGTTTTGAAGGTTATTGGCCTTGGGGCCATCCTCGCCATAAACAATCGTGGCGAGCTTATTATAAAGAATACCCAGTGCAAAAACCTGTTCCGTAGTAAGAGCCATAAGAAAGCCTCCTGTTCACATGACGTTTTGTGTCGTTCCTTTGGTTATAGGATACGACATTTTATGTCATATGTCAAGGAGGTTTTGAAAATTTTATTGGGTTCCCTATATTTCGCTAAATTAAGCTTTAGCGAAGTTGACGGTTATTTCTTGTTCTTTTTGTATTCGGCCATTGCGTCTGCCAGGCGCTGTTCCCAACCGGCGTTATCGTCTAAAAATTTATTGTAAAGAATTTCTTCGGCTTCTTTTCTGGCAGCGGCTGCGTCTTTTAGATTGGTGAAAAAGCCAAGGTGAATGCGTTTATGCTTAAAGCTGATATATGCTTTATAGGTTCCTTTTTGGGTAAGCGCAACACCGTTTATCCCGGTTCTAGAGTTTTTATTTACTGTTCCATTTACGCGCGAACGAATTTTTGACAAGTCGGTTCCATCTACGTTTACGACTTTTCTGGTTATTTCCAATAGTTCTTTTTTGTCTCGTTCGCAATGACCACAGAATTGTAAATTCTTTATGCTTGACATCCGCGTTGTGAATTCGCGCCCGCACTTGGGACAAATTGCAATACATTTGGTACAGGTGCCGCTTTTTTCTTTATCAACAATCTTTTTTATAAAAAAACCGTTGATTGTTTTCCCTTCATATTTTTCTTTTGAATTTTTAGTGTTTGCTTCTAATTTAGTAAGCGCCGAATTGTACACATTTATGGGTACGAATACAATAGGCAGGTTGTACAAAGTTATGCCCAAGAATGTGTACGCGGTTGCTATTTGGTTGACGGGATTGATTTTTGTTGAATTGCCGGCATGTGGGGTGTATACTTTTTGGTATATGGGTTTATGGGGTGTGAAACTGGGAAAACGGCCAATATGAACGGTTTATGAATTGATAGATGATACATGCGACAAGATTGAATCCGGCCGGTGCTGGCTGCTGTAGCTATTACGAGTTTGTTTTACGCCGAAAACTGCAAAAAAAATCAGACCCTCTCCCCTGCTGCCGATTGATGGGCAGAGCATTTAGAGCTGAACTACGAGTTTCTTTTACGGTGAAAAAGCGCAAAAAATACCGATTGTAATAAAGTCAGGACGGTATGGACGGGCGGCGCATGGCGAGATTTGAAGTTGATTTATGACCACTCATAGCCAGAATTACGAGTTTGTTTGACCAAAAGATTGAAAAAATATGGTTTAGACGGCCAGATATGGATGGTTGATGCAGCGGAATGAACTACGAGTTTTTTTGATTTGAAAAGGCGTAAAAAAACCAGGGGCGGGACCACTCCCCCTACCCTATCCGTTTGGCTTAAAACTACGAGTTTGTTTGACGAAAAGCGCAGGAAACAAAAAATTTAACGTGAATTACGAGATTGTTTGATGCGAACTGCGAGATTTTTTGATGGCAATTACGAGGTTGTTTGACAGCGAAAGGCAGGATTTTGCGTAAAAGAAACTCGTAGTAGGAATAAAAGAAACTCGTAGCTTGTGTAAAAGAAACTCGTATGTAGAATAAAAGAACCTCGCAGCTCGTATAAAAGAAACTCGCAATATACCTTATATAATATAAATATAAAATATAAATAATAAATAATAATAAGCGCAAAAAAATTTTACTACGAGTTTTGTTGTGAAGAAAAGCGCAAAAAATTTTTTGGCTTGACAAGCGAATAAAAATAGGATATGATGCAGATATAATGCGTTAGGTATACCCACCTGTACGATGCGATACATACACTGTGATTTGGAGGTTGAGCCTGACATGGCGGACAGGCTATGCGGGCGAAAGAATTATGAAAAACCAAAAAGTAAATAGTGCAGGTACAGGCGCGGCGATTACCGGAGAGGTGATGACGGACGAAGAGGTTAAGGCGAAAAAGGAGCAGGAAAAGAAGACCGGTTCCCCTTTTGCCGTTGGCTCTTACATCACCAAGAGCAATGACCTGATCCAGAAGACCAAGTATTCCCTGCCGCGCAACGAGCAGAAAATTTTGTTCATGCTGCTTTCCAAAATTGACCAGAAAAATGACACGGATGCTTCGAAGTATTACACGATTACGTTCAGCGACTTTTCAAAGCTGACAGGTGTGAATGCGGAAAAGCCGGCCTATGTGGCATATTTGCAGCACACGATTGAAAATTTGGAGAACCGGACATTTTGGGTGCCGATTGCCCCGACCAAGTACAAGAGCATGAGCTGGGTACGCAAAGGTTCGATCATTGATACTGAGGGAAAAACCATCAGTATGCGGTTCAATGAGGACATTTGGAAAGACATTGCCCAACTGACAAGCAACTACACATCTTACAGCATTGAATACCTGCTGATGATGCAGAGCACCTATTCCATGCGGGTGTATGAAATTATCTTATCTTATGATAACGGCAACCGGGACTACGAATACGCCAATGGGCTGGTGTTTGAGCCGGTGACGGACGAGGTGCTGGGGATGTTCCCCACCAAGCGGAACCAGCTGCGCGGATACAAGTACAAAAAGTTTGGCATTGATGATTTCAAAAACCTGCTGTCTGTACCGACCAAAGAAGAGCGCGGTATGAACCGCAAAAAGTCCGATGTGGATAACAAGTATGACCGCGAAAAACCGTTGACAGAAAAGTACCCGAATTTTTCAGACTTTGAACGCAATGTTTTGAAGCTGGTGAAAAATGAAATCAACGAGATGACAGACCTGTGGTTTGATTATGAGCCGGTACGAACCAAAGGTGTGCGGAAATACACCAATCTGTATATCTTTATCAAGTACAAATCACGCAAAGAGATGGAGAAGGTACGGGCGTTTTTGAGCGCAAACCAGCGCAGCGACCAGGAGGTGGCACGCCAACAAAAGGCGAAGAAACAAGCTGTGCTGGCGGCTGAAACCGGAGAGGTCTCTCCCCTGCCCCCGGCTGTGATGAGAATGACGTTCCGCAAGGCGCGGGGCGAGATAGAAGACCGGGCTGGCTATGCGGGCTACAAGAAGGAGCTGACCGCAGAGGAACGAAATGTTTTGGCGAATGTGTTTACTTATGCGGCCAAGATATTGACCAACCAGAACAAACAAGACCAGGCTGAAGAGACACTGGAAGCGCTGAACGGAATCATCCAAAATAACCACGGGCTGAAAAGCTGGGCGTTGGGTGAACTGGAGAAGTTTAGCGTGATGCTGAGGCAGGATGTGGAAAAGAAATCTGCGCAGTATTACCGCACGGTGGTGTACAGCGACATTGTAGAAAATTCCGCCACGATCATTGAAAGCGGAAAACGGCGGATGGGACAGGACGGCAAAGAGCCGATGTTCCGGCTGGATGAAACAACATTTGAAGAATAACCAGGGGGAGCTGCTGACGAGGTGGCTCCCCTATTTTTAACTTTATTACAGCAACAAAGAACTGATTCTTTTGCTTGTTGACTTTGAGTGTTGATGTGTTATAATGAAATTAAAATAGCAACAAAGAATTGGTTCTTTTACATGGAGGGCTGTATATGGCTGCAAAAATTATTACGATTGCGATTGAAAAGGGCGGCTCTGGTAAAACAGTTACTGCTTCTAACCTTGCTTACTTAATGGGAGATGAAGGAAAAAAGGTTTTGTGTGTGGACACTGACCCACAGGGCAACCTGACCTTTGCGTTGAGCGGCGGCAATACAATCACGAGCAATGCCTATTCCCGCAAAGCACTGTATGATATGTTTGACGGGTTCAAGTACACCCCCACGAAGAACTATATTGTGGAGACAGAGTATGAGAATGTTGATATGATCCCGGCAAGCAGCCAGACACCGCGGATCAACAAGCGGCTGCCGGACCTATTGGCTGATGCGCAGCAGTATGATGTGGGCGACCCAAGACAGCTGGAATCTACGGCCGACTTTTTGCTATACTTTTTGAACCAGGTGCGGGAAAACTATGATTATATCATTGTGGATACCCAGCCAACCCGTGACAGTATGATCCTTTCAAACGCCTTAGTGGCAGCGGATTATGTATTGATCCCGATGATGTGCGATTCGTTCTCTGAGGATTCGGCATTTAGAACTTATTCCATCTGCAATGAGCTGCGCAAGAACCCAAAGACGAACCTGAAAGGAATCGGCGTGATTTTGACCATGGTGGACAAGGGTGCGGCCACGAGAGAGACGCGGGAAGAATGCCAGAGAGTGCTTGGCCCTACCCTGTTCAAGACTGAGATACCTAGCGCTTTGGCCGTGAAGACATCGGTGAGAAGATGTGTGCCGGTATGTTATTCTGCCAAAACACAACCGATTGGCAAGAGCTATGTGGCGGCTTATAAAGAGCTGAAACAGAGGCTTGAAAAACTGGACAAGGAGGAAAATTGAGATGGGTTTGAAATCAAAGCCGAAGAAAGGCAATGAAAAGAAACTGAACATTCCTACCAGCAGTGCAGCAAAAGAAGTGAACGATAACGATGCCGGCCGTGCCCTGGTTGGAAAGATTGTTGGTAATAAGACCATTGAGTTTGAAAATAAGGATATCAGCCTGGCAGACATCCGGCTGAACCCAGACAACGAGATTTTTCGCCAGAATGACAATGGAGAAGATATTGAAATATTAGCCGAAGACATTAAGCGCAATGGCCTGCTGCACAACCTGGTCGTGTTCCCGGAGCAGGAAGATGGTAAGACGGTATATGTTTTGCTTTCTGGCGAGCGGAGATACCGGGCATTGATGTTGTTGCAGGAACAGGATGCGACATGGAATGCGGCCAAGAACTGTAATGTAGTTACCACTCCCCTATCCCCCAATGAAAAGAAAGTTATTTTGTACAGCGCGAACCTGCAGGTGCGTGGTGGTTTTGGTGATGAAATGATCCGGCGCAAGGCAACAGTTGAATTTATTGAGTGTCTGCAAAAAGAGCCATATAACATGAACCAGGCCGAGGCCAAGAAAGCCCTGAAGGAAATCAGTGGTGCAGTTGGGCGGACGATTGATAAAGACATACGAATTGAACATACGTTAAATAGGCAGCTGCTGCAAATGTTAGATGAAAAGTATCTGACACGAAATGAAGGCGAAGAATTAACAAGGCTCAATCAGGAACAGCAACAGAGAATTGGTTCTTTGTTTGAGGAACTTTTTGCCATTGAAAACCCAGAGGTAAAAGATCTACAAGACGAGATTAAGAATGAAGTTATGGCAGGGGTGAAAAACGTTTGGAAAGGCGGCTCAACGGAAGAGCGCGACCAACTTTTTGAAGATGTACTGACAGAGCTGAAAAACGGAATTAAAACACTGGTTGAAAAAGAAACGGAAAACGCAACTGAGGAAACTGAAAAACAGGCTGCACTTGAACGCGAGGTGGAGGTAGCTGAAAAGAAAGCCGAAACCAAAACATTTGTTCAGAAAACGTTACAGCCGCTGGCCGGTAAGATTGGCAAGAAGATTGCAACGCCGGCATATAAGAGAGGACTGAAAAAGATGAGCCAGGAGCAGCGGGCAGAAGACATTAAGACGCTGACAGAGCTGATTGAAAAAGCTGCGAAGCTGAAAGAGCTACTGGAGACAGTTAAGTGATGGCAAAGGAAGTAAAAATCAACCTGCGGCTGAGTATGCGTGTACGCGAGGTGCTGAACGACGAGGCCGAGGTTGAAGATACCCGCATTGGAACCGTGGCAAACCGGCTGTTGCAGGAAGAGCTTGGCAGGATGATGGCGGTGGGTGCCGACCGCTGCGTGATGAAAGGCACCAAAGAATACCGGGCTTTGATGCCGCACCTGGAAGGAAGCTATGTGCTGCCGACAGAACTGGAAATCAACCGGCACATTACAACGCAGCTGGATGACAAGAACTACCCGCAGGTTTCTTTGTACTTTACAAAAGAGCAGGCAGAGTTCATGGCCGGACTGGTGAAAAAGCAGAGGATACGAGGAACCCTTTACTATGACGGCAGTGTGAAATCTTACCGGTATGTGATTGTGGGGATGCTGTTGAAGAACCCGTTGTTAGCTGATTTTGGCCTGAACTAAAAAGATAGCCCCCGTCCGCTGGGTGACAGTGGATAGGGGCTTTGTTTTTTTATTCGCTGACTTTTACTGCAAAGTTTTTAAGCTTTTGATAACAGTCAATGTAGAGTTCCTGCTTATCGCCGTTATAGGTAACTTCGTAATACAGGCCGTCTTTGACAGGGGTGGTGAAAAGACCTTTATTGTTTTGAAGAGTTTTACACGACCAGACGGTGTAGATATCATCCGGTGACAGATAGACACCAGTTACATCAGCGTTATCATTGAAGTAACGGGAGATGGCGGTGCAGGCAGCCAGTTCAAATTCTTTAGGATTCATGGACGGTACCTCCGGTAGAAATACAGGTTACATCAGGTGGCACTTTCCAGGTTATATCAAGCGGCGCTTTCCAGGGGGTTGGAGTGGGGATAAACGGCATGTTATCAATCGGCTTGGTGTTTGGCGTTACCGGCAGAATTGTTTCGCCCTGTTCGGTTGTGATGGTGCGTTTGATGAGATGGCCGGCATCATCAAATTCTTCTGTAAAGGTAAAGATTGTTTTACTCAACTTTCCAGCCTCCTTCCTTATCCCAGGCAATGAGCTGGTTAAGGGTTTTGGGGGTATAATCATGCAGCATACAGCCAACGTTAATGATGTTGCCCTTGTTACTGGCGATACCAACCGCGTTATCACGCAGTTCTGCTTTCCACTTGGCGAGATAGGTGTTCTCACGGGTGTTATGGACGTGGCCGCAGAGCATGTAGCACTCCGGCGAATAGGAGTGGTTGTAGAACATGATAGGGTAGTGGCAGAGAATAAGTTTGTATTTGCCGGCTGTGAGTTCATCATAGCCCTTGATGGAAGAAAAGTAGCGCATCATTTCCGGTGAGATTTTATCGTGGTTGCCCTTAATGAGATGGATATGACCATTGAGCTGTTCAAGGATCATAGGAGCTTCGGACGGGTCCCAGAACATATCGCCAAGGACATAAACGTTATCGCCCGGAGAGACAACGCTGTTCCAGCGCTTGATAAGCTCCGCGTGCATAGAGGGCAGGTCAAGAAACGGACGGTCATCGAAGCGGATAATGTTACGGTGAGAAAAATGAAGGTCAGCAGTAAAGAAATTCATAGAGAAATCACCTCTGATATGGTAAGATAAAAGAAAAAGGCAAGGAGTGGTTATGAATGGCAGGACCGACAAGCGTAAGATTTTGCAATGAAATGCTGGAGCTGTGCGGCTACCAGGAGGATGCTCTGAACGAATGGAAACAGCGGATACAGGAAGGGGACAGCTGCACAAGAGAACAATACATCCAGATTGAAAAAGAACAGCAGGCGCTGCGGGAGATCCAGGAAAAAATCACGGACTATTTTAAGGTGCGGGCCAAATTTGACGAGGAGTTTGAAACAGCGCTTGAAATGCCGAAGCGGAGTTTGTTTGGACATGCACAGCCGCGAGTGGTGGTAAGACGAAGAAAGTAATCAATCCGCCAGGTCGGCTGAAACGGTAACGAGTTCTGTGATTGCGTCTTGAACGGAGGCTGATTTCTTATCTTTGAAGAAAGAGTCATAATCGAACCAGAGGTTGTTGATGATATTGCCGATGATTTTAACGGTGCTGCCCCAGCCCTTGGTAGCGACACGAATGTATTTACCTTTCATGTCTTCCAGACGGGAAACACCGACGACATCCATGATGCGCATGATAGCCTCCATACCGATGGCAGAACCCTCGTAAGAATCTTTTTCATAGCTGTCGGGGTAGACTTTGCCAAGGCAGTAACCGCCGTAAACAACATCCCAACTGGCAGCTTTGAGAGTAAGATCAAGAGAGAGACAGCAATAATTTGTGGTTGAAAGAGATACGTTTGTAATCTGAGCGTTCTCAATGGTGTAGCCTTCATCAGTGAGCGTTTGTGCGGTATATTTTTTCATGGCGTATACTCCTTAATGTTTACTGCTGCTGATATGAGGCCAGAAGAAGATGCCGCCGATCAGGCAGGTCCAGGCGTATGTGGAGGGTAGCATTTGCGGGGTGAAGGATGCGGTATTGAATAACTGGTTCAATGTGGAGCAGATGGCGGTGCCAAACATAGGCACCAAAATAAACTTGGCGAGAGCCAGGTGGAACCAAAAGACCAGAAAATAAACCAAAACAGTAATAAAAATGCCGGTAAGAATTGAAAGAAGTTTATCTGTATTAGCTGTCATTGTTTACATCTCCTGTGCAAGTGCGGCGATACGGGAACGGTAGATTTTTTGGAGCTTGACCTCGCCATAGAAATCCTGACCGCGGAAGACCTGGGAGAGGCGGCGCATACCGTTGTTATCGCCAGAGTAGATATCGAGATCGACCTGGGCGTCATAATCACCATCAATGATACAGATGGAATCTTCGCCGATACGCTGAAGAGCAAGCCGCATCATTTCAATATCAAGGTTCTGGGCCTCGGTAATATAGACGGCGCAGTTCATGCCGGTGGTATCAAAGCCGCGCAGGTCCGAGAAGGGGAGAAGCTGGATTTTGTTGGCGTCAATATAGCGTTGGAGTTCCATGGTATCGCCAAGTTTAGCGCCGAGCATGTTGCCGATTTGGCTGTCAAGCAGCTTTTCATCGCGGGTGCCGGGGTAAAAGCCAAGGCGGGCAGCGCCGGATGTGGCGCAGGGGTTGGTGAACACGATGATTTTATCAATCTTGTGGGTTTCCAGCAGCTTGAGCATGTGAGCCAGAGCCAGATAGCTTTTGCCAGTACCGGCAGGACCGCACAGCATGGTGATTTGGTTATGTAAAAGGCTGTCAAAAGCGAGCATCTGGTAGATATCTTTCTCCTTGGCCCTGACAGCGCCAAATGCCTGCGTTTTGAAGGGCTTATAATCCACCGCGACATGTTTACCGTCTGCCCACTTAAACGCCTGTACGGAGCTGTCTGCGGGGCTGTGAGCGATAAGATATTGATTGGGGATAAGGCCAAAGGTATTTCGTTCCGGCTGCTCATAGAGGGCAGCGTATTGCTCATCGGTTGGAGTGACCTCCAGAAAGCCGGTATAGCTTTGGCGGGGGAGAAGATCCTTGGAGGAGCAGACGGGCAGGTGGGCGAGGGAAGAGGCCAGGTGTTTACAGCAGAGATCGTCCGTGCAGAAGGTTATATCCTGGTTTTGGCTGTATGTTTTCCAGGCCGCATAAATGATGATGGAATCCGGGGTGTTGGGCAGTGTGCTGCGAAACTGGCAGGTATCATCGTTCAGACAATCGGTAGCATTGGAAACTTGATAAAGGTCGGAATCGTGGGCGCTATCGAGATAGTGAGCCATTTGGCGGGCACGATAACGAACGGACTCATCTTTGGTGCGGCTGGTTTTGATAGATTCCAGCTCCAGCAGGGTTTGGACGGAGATAATAAATGGACGATCGACAACATGTGCGCCCATATTGAGCAGGGCGCAGGTATCATAAAAAATAAGCAGAGAGAATTCCCCCTTTGAACGTCTATTGCAGTTTGAAAACTGCTGTGGTATACTGAGCGCATAAAATATTTTGTAGGAGGTTAGCACCATGCCGAGAACCAAGGGAAGCAAGAACAAAGTAAAAGCTGCCGGTGTTGATTACGAAAACCTGATTGCCGCTGCTCAAAAAGAAAAGGAAGAGGCGGAAGCCGAAGTTGCCAAGACCAATGCCAGTATTGAGGAGTTGAAAACCGACCTGCAATCCATGAAAGAAACCTTGAAAATGCAGAAGGCGGATGTGAAGGCCGCGGAGAAAAAGCTAACCAAGCTGGAAGAGAAAAAGGCCAAGGCGGACATTGCTGCTGAGGCGGAAGCAAAGAAAATTCAGGCGCAGGAAATGATCAACCAGCTGCTGGCGAACGGCATGAGTGCTGATGAGATTTTGGAAAAATTAAAGTAATGGGATGAACCGTGTGGGTGGTTGTGCCTGCACGGTTTTTTGTTTGTGAACTGAGGTGCCAGGTTTGAAAACTACGAAGATAAAGTGTTAAAGTTCTTACTGAATAAAAGAACAACACCAGCGGTACATAATGGCTACAACAAGTTCGTCCACCCACCAGTATCTTTCATAAAAGCTTTTATCTTTAGCGTTTTCATCCGGACCAAATACACTTTGAAACCATTCTTTTACAGAGCCAAACCAGTTGAAAAAATTATCTGAGAGCGTTTGTTTCATATGAATTACCTCACAGCTCCCAGTAAGATTTGACATCTTTACTGATTTCAACTGATAACTTACGAGCAATCAGGCGGGCGTGGTTGTACTGGGCCTTAATGCCGTAAAAATAAGAAGCGTCCATAAAGGACAGGCTATCTTTGGCGACAGCCTCAGCTGTTTGAATATTCTCACGGTTTTTACGCAAAAGATCGTCCTGATAGAGCTGCAACAGGCGCAGCAGTTCTGATTTTTCTGATAATGTCATAAATAATAAACCCCATACCCACCCGCGCGTTAAGAGCGCAACCTTTAATTGTTTTTGTTACTTATTTAGAGCGTTGATTTGATCCATCAGCTCACGAATTTCAGCGGTTTCCTGAACGGGTTCTGCGGATTCCAGAAAGAAAATGCTATGTTCGGTTGTGATGGCAAGCTTGGCATAACCTATATCAAGGATAATTTCGAGTTCTTTAATAAGGCTGGTATGTAAGAAGCCAGACTTGGAAGCGCCGAGGTTGTCTTTGGAGTATTCAAACCAGGCAGGATAGCCGGGGCCAAGGAAAGAAATACCCTTGAAGGTGCTGCCGATGCGGCGAAGGTAATCGTCCTCGGTGCGGGTTATGATACCATCGGGGTATGTAATGTCTGACATAACCCAGGTGGGAGAGATTTTTTCAAGAGCGTTTGGAACAAAAGTAAGATTCATTAAGTGTTGCCTCCGATAAGGTTATGCTCCCGCAGGAAGGTTACAAAGTCGTCCATAGACAGGTTTTCTTTGAAAAAATTAAAGTCATAATCCTTAGTGGAACATTCTTTGTACTGCGTTTCAACAGAAACAGGTGCTTTGAAATTTTCTGCCGTAAAAAACCAGTCAAAAGTTCCGTAAAATTTAACAAGTGGTTTATGAAGGAACATTGATTTATCACAGTAACAGTGATTGCTCCAGGGATACTTGCAAGAAGCTACAGCATCATAGAATTCATAAAAGGTTCCAAAACTGTCAAGGTGTTTAGTTGGTTCACCCTCTAAAAATAACAAATCACTAGCAAAAATGTTATTTGTTCCGTCAGAAATCAATATATACTTCGCAGAATAGAGTTTGTGCATTACTGTTCTCCTGTGCTGTTTTAAGATTCAGGAAAATGTACTTTTGTTACGGCGATGGGGAACTCCTCAATTTCCGATGCCCAAACGCATAACTCTTTGCGCCCAGCGTGTAGCTGTGCCCACACATACGGGAAACCTCCGATGCCATCGAACAGGCTGCCGAGGGTGGCATTATCCGGCAGGCGGTCAGCGATACCACCGAGAACGTAGTACCACTGCGGCAGGGCGATGGAGTTGCCCAGCGCCTTATATCGGGGCGCATCAGCGGCTTTGTGAGCTTTGCCCTTGCTGTCTACCCATTCGCCGAGGTCTGTCCATCCATCGGGATAACCCTGCAGGCGCTCACACTCAGTAGGGGTCAGGCGGCGAACAATCCAGCGGATGATTTTTTCAATTACGACAGCAGTATAATCCGTAATTCGGCTGTTGTGGTCACCCGTTATGGTAGGGGATAGCATACCATCGCCGTTGCCGCGTGCGTCATAGCAGACAATATTCGGGTCCTTGTAATCCCGACTGCGGATAGCCGGAGAGCAATCATTGCAGATAACCATGTTTGGCTCTGTGGTGGCGGCGTAACAGTTGATCGTGTTGCCCTGAATACAAAATGTCGGTTCGGCCACAAAAAGTGTCTGATCTTGCAAGGTGGAGAGGGTGGCGCTCTTTTCGGTCTGCACCAATGCACCTTTGCCGCCGCCCTCGCATCCAGAACGGATTTTCAAGGTATAGGCACATGCAGGTTTATTCCCACCACATTCAGCATTAAGAGTTGGCACTAATTCTTCGGCATATCCGATACTTCGTGCCTGCTCACTATTTCCTAACTTGAACGCACAAACATTGCTTACTTCGGCATGTACTCCATTTGCTGTTCCAGCGCTATTTTCAACAGCTCCAGCAGTTGCTTGCCCCGGCGTGATGCTCGGCGCAAAATGCCCTCGCAGGCTTTCCGGCTCAAATAATATTTCTCCGGCGCGTTGACCTGTAAGGTCGAGGACAAGCGAGATGCGCAAACGACGTTGGGGAACACCCCAGTACTGGGCGTCCATGGTTCGCCAAGCAAGGCTCCATCCGCTACCTGATACCTCCCCCGCTTTACTCCATTTTGATTTTGGAGGTTCAGGAAGAGAAATGGCTGGTTCTTTGATTCGGATAAGTTCTTCCAGCACAGCGAGGAAATCTTTTCCTTTGTTTGAACTGAATGCTCCGGGTACATTTTCCCAGACTGCATATTTGGGATATTCTCCATTCGTTGCCTCCTGCATTTGTTTAATAATCCTGACGGCTTCCATAAAAAGTCCGCTGCGTTGACCGGCAAGACCAGCGCGTTTCCCTGCGATACTGAGATCTTGACAGGGCGAACCAAATGTAATTACATCCACTGGTTCGATTTTAGAGCCGTCAATTAAGGTAATATCGCCGAGATGTTTCATTAAGTATTACCTCCTGTAGATCCAAAGCCGCCGTTACCGCGGTCTGTATCAGGGAGTTCGGCAACCTGGGTAACGGTGCAGTGAACAACGGGTTGGACGACCAGCTGGGCGATACGATCCCCGATGGCGAACGCCTGAGGTTCATTGCTATAGTTATGTAAGGCCACGATGATTTCGCCAGTATAGTTTTCATCAATGACACCAACCATATTGGCGGGGGCGAGGCCGGTTTTGGTGGCAAGGCCGCTGCGGGGATAGACAGCGCCGAATGTGCCGTGGGGCAGCTTGATGGCGATGCCGGTATGTACTTTGGCGGTCATGCCAGGCTGAATAATACAGGTGGCAACGATGACGGTACCGGGTGCTTCCACACTGATGGCGTGCAGATCCAGGCCGGCGTCCGTGGGGTGAGCATAGGAAGGGAGGGGGATGTCGGGGGCAAGAGGTTTGACGGAAAGTTCATCCTTAAAAACGACATCGCCTTCATCCAAGACTGTCCCAGTTGACACGATTTCACCGAGATGGTCGACTTTTGTATCACAGATGGGGTAGGTATAGTTTACATACGGGGTTTCATAGTGCATGGAGTACCTCCTTTACTTATACAGACCAATCAGCTGGCGGCGAAGATAGCGAAACCATGCGCGGCACATGGCGCGATAATTGGGCTTGGCCGAGGGAACTGGTGCCGGAGTGGTCACGGGTTCGGGAGTTGCGGTTGGTGCCGGAGTAGCTGTGGGCGCAACAGTCGGTTCCGGGGTTGGTTCCGGTGTGGCAGTAGGTTCAGCGGTGAGCGCAGGAACGGGGCCGAGCCACTGAGCGTAGAGGTCCATATTGCCGGTACAGACATATTCCTGATGAGGGGAATACCAGGTGCCGGAGCCGTCGGACTCTGTGTTCCAGCCGTTGAAGGTGTTGGCACCGTAGGTGGGCTTGGAATCAATGATCTGATAGGTTTTGCCTTCCTCCTGCTCATACTTTTTGGTGGCGAAAGAATAAGTCGGGCGGGACCAGTTGCTCCACCAGCAGCCGCCATTGGCGTGATAGGTAACGGTGTAAGTAGTGACGGCGGTTTCGGGCGTGGAAGACTCAGCATAGGCGGTGGCGCTGAGCCGAGGGCAAAAAACAATCAGAACAAGCGCCGTGAAGAACGCTGAGAAGAGCACACCAAAGCGAAAAAGTTTGTTGCATTTATTAAGATTCATAGTTAATCCTCCTTGAGGTAGAGGCCGCAATGGCACTGGCCGGAAACTTGAGAACGAAACTCCTGACACATACATTTGTTGGCCGGGATATGCTCAATGCGACAGGGACAATAGCCGTTATTGGATTTGATGGAGGCGCGGAATTCTTCGACCTCCTCTTTTGTCCAGCTGGGGTTTGTAATAATTTTCATTTGTACTCCTTTTGAAACAGGATTGTTTTATCAATCGGTACATTTCCTCTGAGTTCATAAAAACGCTGGTTCGTTTTTGGATTGTCAAGGCCGCCGAGTTCAGAGACATACGGGCCAACCTTGATAAAATTGAAGTATGCGCCGTAATCGCGCGGTCCATCGTCATACATCAGGTGAACAAAACTTGGGTAGTCAAGACCTGTGTAGAGGCATGTTTTCAAGTTGTACTGATGTGCGATTTCGCATGCTTTCAGTAGTTCGATTTTGTTCTGGTCGCCGCCCATAAAACACACGCAGGTAATCATGGACCGGTATTTATTGATGACCGATGGAAGATTCTCCAGCAATGTGTTGCCGCTATACTCCCATAAGAATTTGGAGTGGCAGTCAGGACAGTGATGCGGACAGCCTGTGATATCAAACACAAGGCTTATCTCTCCGGGAACTTCTTGAAATGTTACATCATAGTGGCTATACAGAAGCGGCTTGCAATCAGTCTGCATAATAGCGCTTCGCTGCCTCCTTTTGACGGGCTTCGGAGAAGCTGGATACGCGCTTGAGATAACCAATGACACGGGTTGCATAGTCCAGGTTCTCACTGCCGCACTTAGGGCATTTACGCAGGTGGTGCTTAGAAATGTGTCCGCAGTCATTGCAGATGGTATTCGGCACATTCACCGTCCAGTAGGGGCACCCAGTCTTGATGGCCACATTCATCAGTTTGCGGTACTGCTCCTTATCCAGATGTTCCTCCAGATTCAGATGCAGAGCGCTGCCGCCGTCCAGATACTGCGTCATTTTGGAGCCGTGAAGCATAAATTTATCAAGCGGTTTGGTAGGATCTTCGACAACATAGAAGTAACTGTTGTAGCAGTCACGCGGGACTACGAAGCCATCCTGCTTATCCCACTTTGCGTTCTTGACACCAAGGTTTTCAGCGGGGACATATTCTGTGTTAAACATAATGCCGTCAGAGCGATCTGCCTTGTTCTCGTCATAGATGACCTTGAGCACTTTGTTCGTAAAATCAACATAGTTTTGGTCGTCCGGGGAGATGGTGTAGCCAAGGAATTCACAGCCCTCAACAAAGCCGTTAATGCCAATGGTCAGGAACTGCTTATCCAAAGAGATATATCCGGCATCGTAGATAGGGAGCAGCTTTGCATTGAACTCGTCTTTCAAAATTGCGTTCCATGCCTTGAGGTAAACATGGATGTCTTTGACTTGTTCACGAACGGCCTCGCAAATATCACGGCCATTGGCAACAGCAGTCTGAATTAGGCGATTCATATTGATGGTGATAACACCCTTAGAACCAGTAGCCACGCCGCCAGCACCAAGAGTATAACTGAAGGTATTGTCGCTCATTTCATTGCGCAAACGGCAGCAGGATGCCAGAGAGTCCACACTATTGGAACGGTAGATAAAGAAGCTATGGCCTTTAGAAAGCATTTCGGCAGCATTGTCAGCCCATTCCTTATCGACATAATCAGTGCCATCATCCAGCAGGTTCAGCGTCTCGACAGGGAAGGTGAGAATCTTCTTCAGACGCTCCTGATTCAGCCATTCCATAAAGCGCTTTTGCAGCCAGGATACAGACTCCCACTGCATTTCTGTGCCATCAGGAAATACGAAATCAGAGAACATGCCCTCAAAATACGGCTTGTCGAAGTATGCGCAGTTCCAGAAGATGGACTGGAAATTACGAGCAGCGGCAGGCTGATTCAGAGAATAGACAACCTGCTCAAACTGGTCAGTAATAACCTTGTCGATGGTGCGATGACGGCTGGAAAGATCAACTACCTTATCAGCGTGCAGGTAATAATCATCGCCATAGTCCTTGCGGATAAAGTAATCAAGATAGGGGATAAACTCAGGGGTGGCAACTGCACCGGCAAACTGAGATGCAATGGCAAAGCACAGGTTGATAAATTCACCGCAGAAGGAATCAAGGTTGTGAGGAGCAGATGAACCGCCGCCGATGCTTTCCAGACCATTGAACAGGAACGGGTACATGGTAATGGAGACGCAGTACGGCAGGCACGGATTTGTTTCGTCATGGCGGTAAATAAAATGGTGGTCAAGCTGGTAAATGTACTTGTCGGCATACTCCTGACCGTACAGCTCTTTGATTTTTTGCCACATACGCAGACGGTTGATGCCGATACCATCCTTTTTATAAAGTTCACCAGTCAAAGTGGTGACATTCTTGCATTCCACATTCGCGTTCGCATCAACCTTACTGCCAGTGGCTGCGTTGCTGGATGCGGCATACTCCTTGATAAAATCAAGATACGGCTGATATTTTTCATATTGTTCGATAGCCATTACATACCTCCTACAATTTTAATTGCTTCTTTGAATCCATACTGCTGTTCGCCCACCTGCAGAACAGGCATCATATCCATGCCCATTTCAAGCATTTTCTGTACATCGGTAAACTCCGTATAGTGAATGCCCTTTTCCTGCAGTTTGTTTGCCAGAATCAGACAGCGCGGACAATGCGTGGTGTAGAGAATTACATTTTCCATAAACCCTCCTTGTAAATAAACAATTTTTCTGTTGCTGCTTGGCGGCTGTTCTTATCGAGTGTGACTGTGACAGCGCGGACAATGGGTTGTATACATAATGATGTTCATTCGGCATCTCCCTTCAATGTGGCGGCTGGAGCATCACGAGAGGTGAGGATGGTGTCATCAGAGATATACTTGCTGTAATCAAACTGCGGAGTTGTACGATATGTAACGGCAGAAGCAGCCTGAGCGAAGGCAGAGGAGCTTGAAGCGTTTGCTTTTTCTTTGGCCTTATCCAGCTCCATGACAGTGAGGACGCAGTAGTTGGCGAGATCCAGCAGGGTATCGCGCAGAGATTCATTGACCTTGGCGGGGGTGCCCTTGATAAGATTCATGAAGCGGTGGTACTTATGGGAGATCTGAACGGCGGCGGTGATGATGCCGTTATCGCCAAACTCCTGATAAAGCTGAGAGAAGGAATTGCCGTAATCTGTGTTTTTGGATTTGAAGGTATCGCACATTTCGACCTGGATGCGACCAAAGCGCTGAACATCATTCATGAAGTAACCTCCTTATAGATACATAAAAAATTTAATTAGCCAGCCGGCAAAGAGGGCGACCAACGCGGGCGGGCAGAGACCGGCAAAAGTGCCGAGGAAAACACACAAACCATCCGGCAAAGACCAGGAATCAAAGCAGCTGGATTTGCCGTCAATGACGTTTTGAACATCATTCTGCAGGGGGATTTTGTGGGGGATGCCGGTGGTATCAACGATGAATTCAAGAGCCAGGCCGATGCCGGCTGCATGAAAGACGCCGATGGTGGGGATGGGGCCAATGGCTAAAAACCAGTTCCAAAGTTTGGATGCGGCGAACCCCCAGACGGGGATGTGCAAAGCCCAGGCAGCAACGGCGCAGGCGTTAAGCTTTACAGCGCGGGTGGAATCAGTGAGGACTTTATGGACAACTTCGGACAAGTCCCGAAGAGCAGTTTCATCGTCTTCCACCTGGTTGATATGTAACTCGTAGGTTTTGAGGAGCTTGCGGATTTCTTCTTGGGTCATTCGGACGCCTCGATATCATTGAAAATTTCAGGGTAGACAGTCTGCAGCTCCTTGAGGACAGGAATCATGAGGGCGCGGATAGCGGGGTGGGCATCCTTGGCGGTGCGAAGGCGGAGGACTTCATGCCATTCGCGCAGGTTCCAGGTGCAGACGATCTCGGTTTTGAGGCAGAGGGGAAGGACATCGCGGGCTTCTTCCGGGGTGGCACCAGCATTCAACATGTCACGATAGCCTGTTTCAGCAAAGCCACAATAGTTTTTCCAGGAAATGCGTTTCCTGCCGGTATAGCCATGGTCAATAACTGTGATTTCATTGCCGAACTTATCTTTGTTGTAATTGCAGTAGCGGGTGGATTCCTGGGCGTAGGAGCCGATACGGTGACGGACGATCTCGTTGGCAACGCCGCGGTCAGTGATGAATTTAATGGTCAGGCTGATATGCTCGACCATGGCGTAATGATGATTTTTGCAGAGCATGGCGACCATTTTGGAATCACTGCCGGGCTTGATGGCATCCTCGCTTTGATAGCAGGTGCGGGCGATGCGTTCGATACGCTGCATGGTGACATCACGGTTGAGCGGGGTGATCCATTCGTGGGATTGAGGGATAATTTTCATGCGGGGTCGGCCTCCTGTAAGATAATGCAGTTGGATGGGTAGAGAAGAATATAATCTTTCTCCCAGGCATAACCGCGGTAGGTAGGGTTAGAAACTTTGACGCGGCAAGAGGTGAAACCGATTACAACATAAGTGTTCCAGTTGATGCCGCTGTTTTTATCCGTCTGCGCATAGGCAACGGTATCGCCGACATGGATTTCGCGGCCAATGGCATCGGTAATAGGTTCAGTCATGGGCGGCCTCCTGTTCGGGTTCGCGCTGCTTGATAAGATGGCCGATCCAGAACAGGCGCTTAGGGGTGATTGGATCTTCTTTCAGGCAGGCAAGAGTGTGGTTTTTGCGGTAGCGGGGTTCAAACTCCAGAGTGAAAACGGTATCTGCATTGGAGAGAATGAAGTCTTTATAGTCCTGGCGAAGGATAGGCCAATCGGGATCGTTTTGGATAGCGGTGAGATCGAACTTGACTTTATCGCCATCTTTGTAATCCAGGATATTGCCGGTGTTCTGATAGAGCCAGGCGATGGCTTTGCCGTTGCGCTTGATGTTGACGGCGTTTGCGATTGCTTTGTTTTTGATAAGATCACCTGCTTTGGTAAGAGTGAAAAGGTTGGCGGGCATTGAACGCTGCACGCTGGGCGGGTGTTAGATCATTGATGTTATAGGTAATGATGAGAGCGGAACATTTGGAAGCATAACTGCGGCAGATAGATTCAAGCTCTGCCTTGGCACGCTCTTTGCGGTGGAGTTCACGGGTAGTATTCATGGGGGCGGTGGATCAACTCCTTTAACGAGAAGATAAGTTTTGCCCTGGAGGGCGGCCGGGAGAAAGACCAGGCGGCCGGCAGCGAGGACGAAGCAGCCGATTTGAAGGCGGGTGACGACCTGGTAGCTGCGGTGGGCACGGAGCAGGGGAGAGGCGGATGGATAATTGGAGAATAGGACGGCTTGCATCATGGCTGAACCCCCTCCAGGTGCTGTTTCATTTCGCGGTAGAGGATATCATGGATGAGCTTGCCGGAGGTTTGAGGTTCACAGAAAATGAGCTTGCAGTCATAGCGGGCAAGCCAGGTTGTGAGGCTGGCCACCATGGCGACAGGGGACATTTTGCTGCGGTATGTACCGGCGTAAAGCATTTCCCAGGTAGTGCGCTCAACAAGCAGATAGGTACGGGCACCTGCTGCTTTGGCACGTTCAAATTCACGGGTAAAGCGATCACGCTGGGAGGTAAAGCAATTTGCGATTTCGTCGCTGGACATCTTCCGTTCGATCACGACGATGTTTTCTAGGCTGTAGGGAACGCCGGTGGGCAAGATGACTTTGGCAGAATAATCGCCAAAATTGAGCTTTTGCCGTTCGACTGGACAGCCCATTTGCTGAATGCGCTGAGTGAGCGCCGAGGTTTCGTGCTCACGGGTATCGATCAGGATAGTAAAAGTTTCAAGGGCGGATTTAACAAAGACTGGTTCGATAATATCACCCCCTAAGAGAGGAACCACCAGAACAAGCTGAAAACGATGGCTGTGAGATAGAGTTTGTACCAGTCATCACGAGATAAAAAAAACCGATTGTCATTGGTCGAGGGCTTTGAACAGCCCCACCGGCCAGGCGAGAATGAGGTTGAAGGGATAGATGAGTTCAAACTGGGAGGGGAAGAAGCCGCGGAAATCAAAGTGGGCGTATCACCAGACATCGAACTTTTGGTGATGTTACCGAAAATAGTGGCAATAACACTGATGGCAGTATTGAGAACCGCCATAACCAGAAAAAAATTAACGTACATGGCTGTATTTATAAAGGAAAGTGTTGAAATCCGTTGTGGACTGGACCCAACCGGCATCGGTGCGGGACCACTTGCCCTCCTGCTTGGTGCCAAGAACCTTGATGATATCGCCTTTAGCGATGGGGTTTTGATCCATGGTGGAGGGACGGATTTTGAAATTAACGGTTTGACCGGTTGCAAGCTGGTACAGTGCGATGGTCTTGTTTTTATATTTGCCGTCAATAGAGAGAATGTAGTGGTAGGTGGAAGCGAGAGAAGGGTTTTGGTATTGGAGGTAGCCAAGGTACTCGCTCTGGGCATCTAAGATCTGCTTGACATGCAGCGGTTCATCCGGCAGATCATTCCAGATGGCTTGAAGAGCAGAATCATACTGGAAATCTTTATAGGTTTTAAGCTGGTCAGATGTGGTGGAGTAAGCTTCAATATAAGGTTTGTACGAAGACTTAGTGTCCTTTGGAAATTGAGAACGGCCATAGAGGTCATTACACGCACTGATAAACTTGAGAATCTTATTGCCGCCAGCGAATGGCTTAAAATAATCCAGCAGGACAAGCGTTTCGATCTTGGCGGAGTTTAAGCTGCGGGTATGGGACATTTCTTTCCAGAGAGAGTAAAAATCGGTGAATTTACCGGACTGATACATTTTCCAGAGGTCATTGGCACAACCTTGGCTTAAACCTTTGATAGAGAGAAGCGAAGGGTCAATGGCGTGGTTTTCTTTATCAGCGGTAAACTTGCGGTTATCATGCCCCCACTGGATAGGGCCTTCATGAATACCAAAACCGCGGAGCATTTCAGCTTTGAGGGCAGCTACTTTTTCCTTTTTGCCTTTATTGGAGAAGTGCTGCAGGCAGACCTCGTAAAACTCATAGGGATATGTGGCTTTCTGCCAGGCATTATAGAGGGAATCATAGGCCATACAGGCTGAATGCGATGAGTTGAAACTGTACGCTGTAGCGTCGTTAATAATCTGCCAAATCTGATTTGCGATTTCAACCGGCTCTTTGCCCGGTGGACATTGGCCTTGAAGCTTATCACAGAGGCCGGAGATAAACTGTGCTTTTAACGGTTTAACCTTTTCAGGATGCTTTTTGGCAATATCCTTGATGATGCCGTAACACTGGTCCATGGGGAAGCCGGCAAAGTTCAGAATCGTCATCAAATTTTCCTGATACAGAATAAAGGAGTATGGGAACTCTTTTGTTTGAATCAGGTTGTCAATGACAGGAACGCCGTAATCAAACGGAACGCGGCGCTCAAATGTGGGATACATAGACTTGAAACCGGGGCGGATGGCAGCAACAAAAGCGGACAGCTCAGAAACGTTTTGCGGTTTGTAACGCATGAGTTTTTGAGAGGTGGAAGCTTTTTCGCACTGGTTGACACCGCAGGTGAGACCGCTGGCATAGATATTCCAGACGGCTGGATTATCCTTGACTTTTTCTGATAGTTCATCAACGGTCAGAGGTTCCATTCCGATACGCTTGAATACTGCTGCGGTAAGAGCTACGGTATCAACAATCAGCCAGTCATTTTTAAGGAACTTATATTTTTCAGCCACAGCGCCATCAATGACAGTGGTAATATATTCCTTTTTGGTTGTTTCGCTTTTACATTTGATAAGACCAATCTGGCGGCGGATGCTGCCCTGATAAAGAAGATAGGCACAAGGAGCTTTTGATTTTGATACAATTAAGCCCCAGTAAACCTCGCTGCGTTTGACAAGATCCTGATATTCTGGGTCAACGTAATCATAGATACTGATATCGGCTTTATCGTCATCATCGGCATATTTGAGAGCAACTTCGTACTTTTCAAGCTGGTCGCTGATTTTATTGGCAGTTTCAAAGTCCAGCCTTTGAGCGCGGGCGTACATCTTAAATGCAGCTTTCTTTTTCATGGTGCCAAAGGCAATCATGGGGTAAGCATGGTCTGCACCGAGGATTTCGCGCTGGGCACGCTCGAATGGTTCCTGCGCACTGATATTCTGGTCGATATCGGGCAGGCTGTTCGTCTGAATAATACGAGTAGTAGAGAGGAATCGTTCTGGGTACAGACGAATGGGAGATTTGAAACGGTCAACTTTACTGAAACCACAGAGGGTATTGGTAAAGTAGCTGACAGCAGAACCACGGCCAGTGTTTGTGATGATGCCACCATATTTAATGCCGCGTTTGACGATTTGATAGTCAATTAGTGGATAATCCACCATGCCGGTATCGCGGTAAGTATGAGCTTCCATCTTGACGCCATCAAAGTAACGCTGATAATCCTCTGGCGGAACGTGTTTCATGTACTCGCGGAACTTAGAACTGATTAAGCGATTGTAGATTTGATATTTTTCCTCTGGGGTTTTATCCGGGTACAGGGTGGGAAGTTTGCGGTTGGTTTGAAAAACCTCGCTGTCGTAATCTTCAAAATCACAAATCAGATCTGTGTTGCGAACAGCCTGGTCAACTGCTGCTGGTGGGACAATGCCTTGTTCGGCAAAACGCTGGCGAACGGTAGCTTCATTAGGATAGTCCATATACCAGCCATCCTCGTCGTCATAGTGGATATCACTGGCGGCAAGAAGAGCATCACGTTCAACAGATTGTTCCGGGTAGATATAGTGGCTGTCAAGGCCAACAATCATCTGGATACCGTACTTTTTGGAAAGCTCCAAGATTCTTGCGTTTAGCTGCTTTTGCTTATCGGTATTATGAGCCTGAATTTCAAGCATGAAGTTATCCTTAAAATGGTTATGTAGGCGAAGGACTAGATTTTCAACATAATTAGGTTCATAATGCCAGAATGCAACGCAGGCAGAAGTAACAAAAACATCGTTGGGCGGCAGTTGGAACAGGAGTTCTTCATCCAGACGTGGGCGATAGTAATAACCGTCCTCATTGGCGGTAGATAGAACTTCGTTGATCCACTGACGACCGTTTTCGTTTTTGGCGAGAAGAACAATATGGCAGTTGGTACGGTCTTTTTCGTGCCGGTCTTTGACCCAGTAAGCTTCAGTGCCAAAGATAAACTTGAGGCCATACTTGATAGCGATTTCACGGCATTCGTGGTATTTGCCTTGCCAGCCGTGCTCCAGAGAGCAGAGAATGTTCTGACTGAGTTCAACAGCGCGTTTAGCATATTGTTCATAGGTGGCGGGAGAATCGGGGGTATAGATGTTGGAGCAGCAGGTGTGCTTATGGTAGTTCTGCATTAGCATGGCCTCCGTGTACCATTGAACATATCCTCCGATGCTCGTGAGAACTCAACAAAAGATTGTTCTCGTTCTGCAGCCGCTGCTTTTGCAGCTTCTTCTGGAGTATCAAAATGGCCAAGGTAATGCCGAATGCCATTACAGGTAATTTGTGCTGTCCACGGTTTGCCCCAGCCTTTATTTTCCCAGACGTCGGCATAACCGCTTTTATTGTCCGCACGCATTGCCTGGTTTTTCATATTATCGGCATGTGTAACTAACCGCAAATTTGAACGTCGGTTATCGTATGGCTTGCCGTTAATATGATCAATTTCCATTTTGGCCGGAATATTTTCCTCTCCAAATAAAAGCCGATGCATCAAGACGTAGTGATTATGCCGAATATTATTTTCGTCAAGATAATAAGTATAAAGAGTTCGTAAATAACCATCTTGATGTTTATGCCAACAGTACGAAGAGATAAGGGAATAATCTTCTTTGGAAAAATAAAATTCATAACCAGCACGGGTTGTACCGATATAATATGTTCCATCGTCAGATAAGACATATGAATTTCTTTTTGTATTAAAATGAGTTATATCTCTTGAATGATCATAAATTGATGGCGTTTTTATTCACCTCCTGTAATTTATTTCAAAAGCCCTGCGGGGGCGGGGAACGGGTGGTCATGGGCGGCTCCTTTAGAAGAGATCGGCTTCGGTTTTGGGTGGGTCGGCGATGAGGGCCTGGGCGTTATAATCCCGGATGGCGGGGCAGATTTTGCGGTAACTGCAAAGGTTATTGCAGAAGAAAGCGCTGTCCTTATCGACCTTGCGGGCAGGCCAGGGAGTGGTTTCATCCTGAGGCAGAGACTCATAGACATCGGCGACCTTGTTGATGTAAGTAAGAGCTTCCTGCTTGAGTTCCGGGGTATAGGGGTAAGGCTCTACAAAAGGTTTGATGATGAACTGCTGGGCGACTGACATGGGGAACCTGGGACCAAGAAGATTCGTTTCTTTGAAATCCAGCATGGCAAATTCAATCTCAGCTTCATCCATACCGGCATCGCGGCAGGCGGATTCGACCGCAGGGGCGATAGTATCGTAAATTTTGGAGCGATTGACGATGCGGATACACTGGGTTTTGTTGCGCGAACGGGATGTGGCGTACCAGGTGTAACGGATCTCGACATACTTGAGCATGATCCAAGCGAGATTTTTGACTGTATAACCGGCCTGCTCTAATGCCATAGCGTAGATCACGAGCTGGCGGCCATGCTCCAATAAATCTGACGGTTTATACCGGGAGCTGGTTTTAAGGTCATAGACAGATACCGTACCGTCATCATTCAGCTTGGTTAAATCAATATAGCCTTGCAGGGCGCGGGTAGGACTGACGCGGAGGATAACCAACTGCTCGATAAGGTACTTGCCGCGAGGCGGGTAAAAGTTCTGGCAGAAGTGGGTCATATCCTTAATCCATTTCTCTTTGATGGAGTCATTGCCGCGAAAATCTTTAGGAAAGGTAAGGCCGAGGGTATCACATTCATCCAGGGCACTATGTAGAGCGGGAAGGAGGTCATCACAGGTTGCTTTGCCTTCGATGAGGTCTTCTGTGACTTGATGGGATGCTCCTCCTAGCAAACCATAGACACTTTGAAGTCCGGGTTCATGCTTGATATAGGAGTACCAGGATTCCAACAGGCAGTCGTTTACACAATTAAGCTTGGAATACGAATATAAATGGACGCCCGCATCTTTTAGTTCTTGCAGGCGGGGGTCTTTGGCGCGTTCGATTATAACCACCTCACTTTCGTTTGCAGGCAGGTGACGTAGGCATCGCGGCCAAGGTCGGCGGGATTTTGTTTGCTGCCTGCGGGGATAATATCGTGGTCGGGGTCCCAGACATAGCCGACCCTGGTAGTTAGGATTAAATTGTTCTGGACAAGCTTGGCGGCTTCTTCCCGGATAGCGTCTTCTTCTAATCCTTCATCAAGAGCGAGAACAATAGTTTTGGGGCGAAGAGAAAAAATCATGCTGCGCTGGGCCTGGGAGACATGGCAGCCGCAGAGACCGAGCGAGATATGGGCACCGAATGATGCGCACTGCATGGGGGCTTTTTCCGATTCAAAAAGGACCACGTTCTGGGTTTCGATGATGCGCTGGTAGTTTTGCTGCAGGGCGAACAGGGTTTTGCTGCGCGGGCAGCTGACGATGGGATACCAGCGGTCCTGATGAGGGCAGTTGGGGTCATTGGAGCGACCCATGATACCGCAGAGCTGGCCATCAAAATTGCGCTCCGGGATGGTGATACGGTTGGAAAGAAAATCATAACCAACCTGAAATTTTTCCTGCGTTACATAATCAATGCCATCGCGGAAGAACATTTGGTTGTACTTGCCCAAGTATGGCTGCAAAGTTTCCTCTGGGATGGGAGGCACGGAGTAATCCTCCGGCTGATCAGGGAGAAGCTTGCGGTAGAAGCCGCCGAAGGGATAGTGAACTTTGGCCGAGAAATCATTCTGGTCGAGATCCAGAACGGTGGTGACAAAGGTTAAGCTATCCGGGAAAGTGCAGTTCAGGCGCGACATGATAAGGGTGAAAAGATTGCCTTTGCCGTTGGTGGAAAAGCAATAAAACCGTAAAGAATCAACATCCAGAACAATGCTGGTAGGGTTGGTGCCGTCCGCCCGTGAAAAGCGGAACTGGGCTTTGGCTGAATTAAACGTAATGTTTTCATAGCCGAGGGTTTCGAGGATGGTGTAGATATCATCCGAGTGGCCGATCAGGCGCTGGGAGAGGAGTGCCGCGTTCATGGGCGCACCCCCTTTAACGGCCGATGGCTACATGGTCATTGCGGATGGTACAATAGCCGACCTCTTTCCAGTTGTTCCAGCTGAGGTTTGCTTCATACAAAAATTGCTGACCGTCTTCATCGTTACGGGTTTTATCGAGAAAGGCGACGATGTACTTTTTGGTTTTATCCAGCGTGAGGGGGGTGGTGAATTTTTCCCAGGTGCCATCCGGTTTGCGGGTGCGGGTGTATGCGTGACAATCACATTTCTCGCCGGTGTATTCATCCTGCCAAAGTTCCCGAATATAAATCATTTCGGAAAAAACCTCTTTGATTTGCTTGCCGTTGGAAAGGGTGGAGGCATCGAGAAAGCGCTGGTTTTTCATGTAGAGGGCCAGCTGATAGGTACAGACGATGGAGACGTTTTCCCGGCTGGCACACTGGAAAATTTTGCGCGAGGACTGCAAGAGCTGACGATACATTTCCATATTGCCGCCGTCATCGTCCGACTTCATGGTGTCCCACAGGAACATCTGGTAGCCGAGTTTGGAATATTTGCGAACCGACTTGATGACGCGGGAGGTGTCGTTATCGAACATTTTGATGAAGCGGATGGAAGAGTATTTCTTTTGGCTGATGGCTGCCGCTTTAAGCAGCATTTCTTTTTGTTCATCCGTGAACTTGCCGACCTTGAGATGCTTGCGAGTCATTTTCCAGTAGCCGAGATCATTGGTGAGGATATGGATGGTGAGCAGCTGTTTGTAGGCACGGACCTGCATTTCGTTTGAAATGATGCAGCACTTGACACCGGATTCGGTTAAAGGCAGGATCATATTTTCAAATACGAAAGAGGTTTTGCCGGTGCCGGAGAAGCCGCCCAGCATGTAAAGATCACCAAGGGGAAGGCCAAGAGTGGCCCAGTTGAGGCGGGGGCAGTTTTTGCCGTAATTCAGACCGACCGTTTCGCCCTTATCCAGCTCTGTGATATACGATTCATCAAAGGCGACAGATTCGACTTTCATATCGCGGGTGGAGTTCATGCTGATGGTGTTGAGCTGATAGTCGAAAAAATCGTAGACTTGGGAGTTGGACATGGAATCAAAGCGGGAGGTATCCTGGAAAGTTTTGAAAAACTGCTCGCAGAGATCGGAGAGAGTATTGAGCTTGGAGATGCGGTCAAAGTAGGCTTCGACGTTATCAACATCCACGAGGGATTTGAGCTTTTCGACTTCCGGGTAGCCGCCGTAGGCCGAGAAGACTTTGCGGGTATCGGCTTTATCCGAAAGGTAGGTATCGACCGAAATGCTGTCGAAATTGCGGAAGCCGGAATCATACATGCCGCGGCCAAGCTGGTAGTAGAAGAGGGCATCTTTGGTTTTGATGGTTAAATCATTGCCGAAGTTGACCTGATCGTACTCGCCAAACAAAACCGGTTCTTTCCAGAGGCAGAAGACAAAAGAAGCTTCGTCTTGAGCGCGGGAGGTATTGATTTTATCAAGACAGGTTTGGAGTTCGATATTTAGTCACCGCCTTCCAGAAAATCTGTGATATCTTTGGGCTGAGCAGCGGAAGTGAAATCCTGCGGGGGCGGAGCCTGTTGGGGTGCAGCCTGACGGGATTCAAATTCCTGCTGAGATTTGAGGCGGCGGGCAACATCGTTGATATTGTTGGTAAGGATGGCCATGAGGTAGGATGCTTTTTGATAGTCCGAACCGAAAGAGCGGGAAGCCAGAGCGTATTCAATTTTGGACTGACATTCCTCCATGGTGGCAAGGACAGCGGCATAGCCGTAATGTTTGAATTGCATGAGGCCGCGGGTGATGACCGTTGGAAAAACATCGCCCGGCTCATAGCCCATATAGGAGGCCATGCGGGTAACGACCTGACGGTAATAATCAGATTCCTGCTTTTTTTGCTCATACAGCTCTTTGGTTTGGTAATAAAAACCATCCGGGGCCTTGAAATAATCCAGCGAGTTGCCATAGATGCCGGTGGCGTGACAGATGACGCGGCGGCCTTTACGGACTTTGGGTGCTGCCATATTTGACACCACCTTTACGCTGCGAAGAGGTCAGCGATCTGGCGCAGGGTTGCAGCCGGGATGTTGGGGGAGGAGAACTTGGGTTCACCGGTAGCGGCCAACAGTTCCTTGGCTTTGGCCTTGATTTCATCTGAGGCGTTGGAGAAGCCATTGACGATGGTGTTGTAATATTCATCACGGTGAGATTCGTCCTGTTCGGCCTGCTTTTCGGCTTCCTCCTTTTTGCGGGCTACGGCTGCCTGTTTGGCGGCGGCTTTCTGCTCGGCCTTGGCGGCAGCATCAATCTGCTTATCCGTAACCGGAGCAACCGTGTGAGCACCGGCGACACCCTGTTTGAAGGCGGCGAGGAAATCCTGCGGATCAAGGGTGATCGTTTCAGGCAGGTCATTGAAGCGGGAACCGGCATCAATGGTGGAGGTGCCGCGCAGATGGATAACGCGCTTTTCGTTTTCGATTTTGCCAGATGCGATATCGCGCTCGATGGTGCCAACCATGACCATCTGGGCGTTATCAGCAATGGCGCTGTATGTACGGTCCTGCATGAGGTTTGTGAGCTGCTCATACTTTTCGCCGGTGAGGGGGTCCGTGCGCTCCTTGAACTTGGTATGGGACAGGATGAAGACGGCGATGCCGGCGTTGCGGATGCGGGAGAGCTGATCGTTGATGATTTTAATCAGACGGTCAGAGCCGCGGTTGTAGCCGCCGAAGGCATCATTGATGGATTTGCAGGACTTGCCGGTTTCACGACGGGATTCCCGCATGACTTCATCGGTGGCGATATCAAAGAGGGTATCAAAAGTATCAAAGCAGACACCCTTGATGCCGTAGTCAGCATTGTTTTCGATCAGATCATCGACGATCTGGACAAGGCCGCGGTGGCCGGTTTCTTCATCGTAATCATCGTCCCAGGTGAGGGCTTCTTCGACCTGGAGGTTATCGAGGTGGTGGAAGCCGGACTCGGTGCCGCAGGAGATGAGCAGACCCTTGGAGGCATTGCCCCAGGCGGCGACAACGAGGTTGCGCCACCAGGTTGTTTTGCCGAATTTGCGCGGGGACAGCAGCATGTAATAGGGGTAGCTGGCAAGATCGCAGCTGATTTGATTCATTTTGAATGCCATAGGTTCACGCTCCTTTTGTGTTGGTGGTTAATTAAAACAGCTCGTCTTCATCCCGCGAGGTGGGGGCGGTGAAGGGCGGAGTTTCCGGCTCTTTTTTGGCGGACTTTTCCATATCGGCAACCGATTCATCCTTCGTGGGGGTGTAGATCAGATCAACAAACTCGGAATTCTTGAGGCCGAGGTCGATCGGGCCATCCTTGAAATCATTGCGGGGCATGGGGCGCATGAGGCGGAGTTCCTGAACACGGTTGCCGTAGATGGAGCCGCGGGGACGGAAATCATTGAGGGTGGCGTTGCCGGCCTTGATGGAACGCAGCTGGAAGGGAGTGAGGCAGGATTCATCGAACGGCTTTTCTTCAGCACCGTTGACAACACGGCCTTCCCACATCATGCAGAACATCGTTTTGACTTTGGTATCCAGCTCGCCCATGCGGTACTCATAGGTGGACTTTTCACCGGGATCATCCATGTTGTAGACGGCAGTATTGAAGATCATCTGCAACGGCAGATACTTATCGCCTTCGTCCTTGTTGATGTAGGATTCAACATAGCCGTTGACGTAGATCTTGCCGGTTTCCTTGAGGTCGGCTTTGTCGATACAATCCTTGTTGAAGATGAAGGGAACCATGATGGCCAGCTTGGGCTTTTCGACCGGTTCGCCGTCTTTATCGAGCAGGGGTTTCCAAACGGAATCAATGTTGAAGTTGCGGCGCAGGATGCCTTTGGAATCGTAACGGAGGACCATGCGGCCATTGACGGTGATGCGGCCGGTGTAGTTCTTGAGAGCTTCGGCCAGGTACTCGGCCAGGTCATAGCCGGTGATAAAGGTTTTGGTTTCATCCGAGCCGATGTTGGTGCGATAGGTGCGGTGGGGAGCAACCTTGGAAATAACATCGGGGTCAAGGCGGTCAGACCAGCGGATATCAATGGGGTTATTATCCCGGTCGTAAGTTTTGATGACATCGCCGGAGCGAGAAGTGTCCAGCAGGGAGACGAACTGAAGGCTGCTGCCGACCTTGACACCAAAGCTGAGCTGGAGGCGGGTATCAGACATGCCGCCGTAAGTAGCCGGGGTGGAGGTAAGCAGATCATTTTTGGTGGAAGGAGTAAAATCACCAACAAAGTTGAAGGTGATGGTGTTGTTTTTTTTAGGCATAGAGGACTCCTTAATGTGGCATATTTACGAAAACTTGTAATTAGAAAAGAAAAAATAAAAAGGCGGGGTTAATCAGCCGCCAAAATCAGTGTCAAAATCGTCATCATCGTCGTCTTCATCGGTCTCGTCATCCTCGAAGTCATAGGATTCATCATCCTGGGAGGCGGCACAATCACCGGAGCAGTTAGAGCAATCGCCGGAACATGGTTCATCGCAGGGGAAGAAGGCATCATCGACGGTGAGATGGGGGTTGATGGTACAGACGGATTCAATGGCGTTGGCAACAGTATCGGCACAGGAATCGCAGACGGTGAGGTCAAAGATATCGCCGTCATTTTCGGAGCCATAGCCGAAGCGGTAGTTCATGCGCATACCGTAACTTTTGAAATCGGGAAAAATCTTTTTGCAGACATTACAGATAAACATGTAAGAACACCCCCGTTAAGATAAGTGAAAAAATGATTGCGGTGGTTTGACGAAAAAACGGGGGCGGGGAGCGCGGTAGGATGAACGTGGCGGACACCTCCTGACAAATCATTTCAAAGCGAGAAGGGCGGTATGCAGGGCAAAGAGTTCTTCCGATGTGGAGGCCACAATGCGAACCGATGCGGAATAATCCAGGCTCATAAGGGAGAGCAGGCTTTTGGCGTTGGCCTGGTTGCCGTTGCGGTCGATGACAACGACCTGGCCGCATTCTTTGGCGACCTGGTTAAGACGCTGGCACTCGGCAAAGCTGCGGATGCGGGCGGTAAATTCGTGTGCTGTGCCCATCACGCAGCATCCTGTTTGGTGTTTTTGTGGGCGATGAAGCCGGGGATGGGTTCACCCATCGCTTTGCAGGCGGCGACACACTTGCCGATCCATTCATTGAAGGGGTCGTGATCAAAGGGCTTGGCGAAACCTTTGGAAGCGGGTTTATTGTCAAAGCTGGAAGTGTAAATAATACACTTCACGATATTGCCGGAACGCTCAAAGAGCATATCGCCGCCATGTTCCGTGACGCGGGAGGACAGTTCAACAACCTTTTTGCGGGCTGCTGCGATTTCATCATCAGTCCAGGTGATGGAGGCGGGATCATTGGTGGCCTTGGTGATAGCGGCATAGGACTTGAAAGCCAGCTCGACAGCTTTGTGAGCGACGCGGTGAGCTTCGGCCTTGTCGTCCAGGGAGACTTCGATCTCGATGGTGACGGTATCCGGCTCTTCATCATCATCTTCCGGGGCGGGCTTGGTGGATTCGACCAGCTTGATTTCATCTTCCCACAAGACAAAATCGGAACGCTTGCCGCTTTTGCCCTGGTAAGAATAGGCATAAACAGTTTTGCCGTCGGTACGGGTGCGAGGTTTGGATTCGGCTTCAATGATGGTATAGGTATCGCCGGACTTGACGCCACGGATATCTTTATCCAGACCAAAAGTCTTGTACATATCGTTAAAAATTTCGTTGTCCTTGGCAATATCGGGGATGGGGGCAACATAAGGTTTGATGACGGTGACACGATCGCCAGGATGGAACTTAGGTTTCATAATTCATTCTCCTTTGAAAATAGTGAAATTATTAAGATCAACAGCGCCGGAGCCAAATGGTGGTTCCGAAAACACTTTTGAACCGATAGGAGGGGTAAGGCGGTTCTGCCCGGACAAGGGAGCTATCTGCATACCACCGATTCGACCACAAACCGTACAGTAACGGAGCGGATAATAAAGCAATGTTGTTTTGCCGGTAATTTGATTGGTATAGCAATGAACATACCAGGCTTCTGTGTAAATGTGCTTATGCCGGGAGCGGGGACGGCCGGTGGATTTACCGGGTTTGCGGTGAGGCGTGGGTTCATCGAAATCGGATTCCATGACGGTGGTGGGGGTGATGGAGTGCGGGTTAGGTTTGGAAGTGTTCATGATCTAGTCCTCCTTATCATGAAGATGGGCGCGGACACCGATGGCGGCATCAACAAGAAAGCCGGCAGCAAAAGCAAGTAGGACAAGAAACAATAAGGTACCGGAATTAAGAATGACCATGAGAGCACCTCCAAATGTGGAACATGATTTAGTTGGTGGTATCGACAATAATGGGGGTATCGGAGCCGGACTGGACGGTGGGGAGCTGTCCGTTCCATTTTTCATACATCTGCTGCTGGATCAGTTCCGGGGTGAGGGACTGGGAGATCAGACGGTTGGCATCGGCCTGAGCCTGGGCTTCGATCAGTTTGGCTTCGGCGTTGATCTGAGCGGTTTCTTTTTCCTGGTTGGCTTTGGTGATAGCGACTTCTTTTTCTTTTTCGGCATTGACATTGGCGGTCTGCTGTTCGATCTTTGCCAGTTCCAGATCCTGCTGAGCGTTGACCTTTTTCTGGACAGCAGCACGGGTTTCGTCATCGGGGTCGATATTGATCAGAGAAACGGATTCAATGATGATGCCGTAAGGCTCGAACTTATCCTTGAGGTAGGCGGTGAGTTCCGAGTTAAGGGAGGCACGCTGGTCGCCAAGCAGATCAATGACGGAATACTTGGCCGTGACCTCCTTGGTCCAGGACATGATGTTGGGCTTGATAAAAACCTCTTTGACGTCCTTGCCGGACTGACCCTTGAAACGGGTGAAGGTATCAGCGACATGATCGGGATCAAAACGGTAGGTAAAAGTTAAATCGACCGTGAGACCTTTGCCATCATTGGACGGGACTTCAAAGGATTCATCGCCTTTGGAATCACCGTCCGAACCGGAGGTGAGGTAAGACTGTTCGATGCCGATGGTGTAGGTAGTGACCTTTTGGGTGGGTTTGACAAGATGGAAGCCCTGAGTAAGGGTGGTTTCCGCCACGCCGCCATTCATGTTGTAAATGACGCCGACATAGCCAGCAGGAATACGGACAGTACAAAACAGAGCAATAACGATACAGAAGATGATGACAAGAGCAGAGATAACTGCGCCGACGGTTTTGTTCATTGAAAAAACTCCTTATTTTTTGTTTGTGAACTGACGGAAGAAATTGAGAATTTTGGAACCAAATTCATCATAGTGCGGGGAAAGCCAAGCCCAAAAAAGGATGGCTGCGAGGATTATGAGAAGGACAAATGCGGCTGGAATGGAAACACCCCCTTTGAAAAAAGAGTAAAAAATAGAAAGCCCCGCAGAAAATGAGCTGCGATGCTTTATGGCTTTTTGCTGAATAAGAATTCAGTGAAAGAGGATTCAGGGAATTTTAATTTTGTGATAGTGGCCGGAAAACGTTTCAGCATCGGGGATCAAAACTTCATGGCGATAATCTGTAGGATAGTTGGCTTTGAGCCAGGTGCGTTTTTCTTCGATCTGCGACCAGATGGAAGTGCAATCATACAAAGAATACTGCTCTGCAAAGCGGAGGAAATGTGGGATAATACCGCCGAAAATAACTTCATCATAAAGTTTGGAATCAGGGGATGAGAGGTAAATATCCAATAAAGGACAAGATGAAATGGGGTGCTGATAAGAGATGTAAAGGAAATCGTCCTTAAACATGTGATTGGTGTGATAACAGGGCTGATACCAAAGACCTTTGATGGAATCAGTGCGGAGATAACCCTTTGCACCATAGTAAGTGCCGGAAAGAAAACAGTTGGGAAGATCCCAATAGGTTAGTTTGGTAGGATATTTGCCCTGAGAGAAAAGGGTTTTAGATTCAGGGTCTAGCCAGTGGTCTAGCCAATGCTTAAGGCCGATGCGGCGAGTGGTATAAAGGTTGGCAGGGGTGGGACGGGATTTCATTTTGCAGTTCTCCTTCGATTTATATATCTTCTCCGTTGAAATTCATCATTAAGCTGAAAAAATTCTGGCGGGATAGAATTTGCACAGTCATAACGTTCAAGACAAAACAAACAGTCCACTTGTTCAGATTCAGGAATGTCACGACAAAGAGGAGAGGATAATAGTTCTTTCATACGAGAATAAATAAATTCATCAGAGAAAGATTGAATTTCCTGTTTTGTATATAACAAGATAAATTCCCCCTGAATAGAATCAAAAATAAAATCCCGGCAAACGACAAGTTCGAGCCAGCATAGCGAGAACTTGTAGGTTGACATCATCTTAGGAAATTCAATCTTCCGGGTATGACCGGGAAGCGGTATGCGGGGCAGGCCGTGAAGGCGGTGCCTGTAGGTACCAGGGACTTTGCCGGGAATATGAAACGCCGTGAAAGGCGAGACACCAAATAAAAATCATCCCACTGCTGATGATTGATTGGTTGGAATCAATGAACCAAACCGACTTGGATAAGCGCTCGGATATGACCGGAGTGCGGTGCGAAATGAGCACGGTTGACCAGCGGGATGATGAGTGGCAGGTTTGGTTCTTGATCGGTGCTGCCGTACCGAACGGTGGTTTTTATGTTATCACCGATAAACCACCAAAAAACGATTTCAATCCCTTACGGCAAACCCATAAGGCTGGTACCCCCACCCTGACTTGAACAGGGATTGCGCACTAATCTGGTGCTAGGCGGGCTATAAGGCCGCTTCTCTACCATTGAGATATGGGGGCATGTGGGGCTTCCCAGTGGGACTAGTACGCCACCGAGCATTTTCATTTCTGGCTGAGGGATACCCCATCCTCTCAGATCGTCCGGGAGCGACCCGGCCACTGGCGGAGCAAGTGGGATTCGAACCTACGCGGCGGGATAAACCACCCTACGACCTTAGCAGGGACGCCTCTTAAACCAGCTTGAGTATTGCTCCGTGTGAAAGGGCATCCCACCCTTGAGGTACCAGCGACGTGCTTAGCCGTCTCGCCATATGTCGATAGGTACTTACCGCTGCTTACCACTCGCCGCAGCCCGGAGGACTTTCCCATCTTGTCATTGGCCAGAAAGATGTTTGGAAGCTGACCAAAAGTTCTGCCGATCGGTTTCATGCCGGGTGCTGCGTGTTAAGACTGCCGTAAAGACGGCTTTGAACCCGACAAGGTGGACTGTTACCTGCCCGAAGGTGCAAACGGAATAGTTTTGAGGCAGTGTGCCGCTGCTCTGCCATTGCTTTAGCATCTGGGGGTTAGACCAGAATAAAGCGTCCAGCGAGTTTATTTCACCCACTGATTTGACGGAGAGATTGCCCTCCGCGTACCCCAGACTTGACCGGCGCTGGGAGCCATGACGCCCCGGAGTGAACCGGAACGGTGGAGCCAGGTGGGGGACTTGAACCCACAACCTGCCGCTTACAAAACGGCTGCTCTGCCTAATTGAGCTAACCTGGCATAATAACAGAATAAATTCATGATGGAGACGACACCCCGCGATATGGTACATATATTTGTACTGGTGACGGGTACATAGCTTCAAATTCAAACACCTGGATATACGCCGTTACAGGAAAATTGTAACAACGCCATTTACGACAAGTGGCTTGCGTTTGATAACAAAGAGGGCATAAGCTTTTCGCGGTTCATTTGGAAATACGAACAGAACATTTTCAGCCGCAGACAGCTCGACAAACTGTTTGAACTGAATGGAAGCAAGAACCCCGAAAAAAGCCGCTGACCACTGGATATGACCGAGGTGTGGAGCCGTTTGCTACCCGGTGCGGCCAATCCACGGCCACGCCGGTGTGACGGGACTTTACGGTGTGAAACCAAAATGAAGTTATTCTGTTGTGGAGGGGTGTACCGGAGTTTAACCGGCGCTGCCTGCTTGGAAGGCAGGAGTACGAACCGTTATACGAACACCCCAGATTAGCGCCCGGTTGGGATTGAACCAACAATCTCCCGATTACAAGTCGGGCGCTTGACCGCTTTAAGCTGCGGACGCTGAGATTCCTGCCGGGATTGGACCGGTGAAGCAGCCGACCTGCCGGGAATCATACCAGGGCGGATTATTTTAACGTGCTACCGCCTTCGCACGTTGCCCATGTACCAGCCTTGAGGACAGCGAGGTGCCGACACAGCCATGCACATGACCTTGCGCCAAGGATTTAATAGAGCCTTGAGCCTTGGGGGTTGAGGAATAAACCTTGATGAAAAAATAAAGTTTGAAATTTGAGCGTTGAGGTTTAAGCGTTAAGCATTAAACTTTCCGGGCAAAACATTCATTCTGACGGGCTGAGCATACAAAAATACAGCCACAAAGAATGAACCAATATTTTTATCATAATTTGATAGCGTGGAACAGGTGTTTATAGTTTTAACTTTGTCATTATTCCACAGCGGACAAAGCGGCTTGTGGTTTGACGCTTTCGGTATACAGGCAAATGGTATCAAAACAGCTTAGTAGCTGAATGTGATCTGGGTAATGGCGTTGGAAACAGAGAGGGCAGAATCAATTTCGTTGTTGAAGGAATTGATCTGGGACTGCAGGTCTTCAATGATTTGAGTGCAGCCTTTGGTGAGGCCATCGACCAGCTCCATGGAGTTCTGTTCAAGATAGGTGTTGCGGATCTTGGCAACAGTTTCAGGATCGGCATCCTTGGTTTTGGAATCGCCGCCGCAGATCGATTTGACCATATCATCGGCCTTGGCTTCCACACGGAGATTGGCAGAAGTGATCTGAGAGGTTTCGTTTGAATACTGGGCCTGAATATGGCTGCGCAGGTAGTCCAGGTATTCCATACCGTGTTGCTTGAGGGAGATGGCTTCGGCTACGGTATAAGTTTTATTGTTGACTGAAATTTCTGTGACCGCGTTGGACTTGGAGACAGCGGCCTTGATGGCGTTGCGGCGATTGATGAGATCCATAGCGGAATCATAACTGGCCTGAGCAGATGTTTTGAATTCATCCACCGTGATTGCACCGAGCTTGGTAGCTTTGGCTTTGGCGGCGACACAGAACTTGGCGGAATCGATCTTTTTGATGATGCGGGAATCAATCGTTTTAAGTTCCACCAGAGCGCGGTGAATGGACATGGATTCGGTAGTCATTGGAAAAACCTCCTGAAAATAGTGTTTGCGAAAACTTGTAATATAGCGCCCGTAAAAATGTGGGACGACGATGCCCCACGATGAAGAAAAATTATTTTAAGTTGAGCTGCTTGTAAGATAGCCACTTTTTGTAAGAGTAAACGAAATCATTGCTATAAACGCCCCAGAGTTTTTCTGACAGCTGTTGTGTTTTGAAGAGCCGCAGGAACCGGCCGGATTTATAACAAGAGCTGACGAGAACTTTTTTGTTTTTGAAGGGATTGTTCACCGGAAGCTGTTCTTGGCGCTGAGAATAGACGCGGTTGATGTTATTGACGATATAAAAACCGCTGGCGTCCGGGTCCGGCGTTTCGGCCTTGTTGGCGCCTTTTACACCGCGGATCACATAATCATCGCGGCCAAAAAACGATACTTCACGCATACCGGTACGATTGGGCACCAGGATACTTTGCGCAAGCATGGCTTTTTCAAGGTTGATACAGCAGAAAGAGGAAGAAATCACAATATCCTGCGGGAGGTGATTTTGTTCGGTGGCGTAAATTACCATACGGGTAAGATCGACATCCGCTTTTTTGATAAGAGCAATGTTTTTGACCTCCACACCGCACCAGGCAAGGGTATAGATTGCACGGGGCATACAGTCCAGATCGCTGTTATTAAAGATAGCTTCCAGCAGAGATTCGAATTCTTCATCAGAAAAGAGCATCTGCTGAGAATAGGAATCAAGGGACTGCTGCAGAGTGGGTTTGCTGGGATTGGAAACGGTAGTGAGGGATGGCTTGGACGGAATTTGAGAATCGTCCTCATTATCAGCCAGTGACATCTGAAGAAACTGACGGAACGGATGACCTGTTGACTGATCCAGCGTGATAACGTTTTGAAGAACCAGGTAATCCAGGTAACAGGAGAGAAGGACCAGCTTGTTGCGGTTGATAACTGCACTTGCCGAGTTGCCGATGATTGCCTGCTTATAAAACGATGCGTACTGCTGATAGGAAAAGGATTCAAACCGGGTGCCGTACTGATGCTCATACGTTTCGAGCGTGTAGGACAGCCGGGGAATGATTTTTTGGATATACTGCGGAACGGTTTTGCCGTGATTGACCGTAATATAAGCATTGGTAATATCAGAGATAAGTTGCTGATAACGATCAATACGAACAGAATCATTGTTATACCGATCGATAATAGTTTTGCCCATACAAATCCTGCCTTTCTAGTTATTTATAGTATAACGTATGTAGACAGGAAATGCAAAGAAAAACTATGCAACCGGTGTTGGGCGGGGTTCCGGGATGACCCAGCGGGTAAGGAATGGATTTTGAGTAAGGAAAGCTTTTTTGGCCTGCTGCCAGTTTTCATCTGAGAAGCGGGCAATCGGTTCACCAAGCTGAGAGTTCAGGAGAGTATCCCGCGCTTCGACCACGAGGGTAGAATCCCGCGTAAGGCCGCGGATGGAACCGGCTGGGTAATCAACATGCGTTGGACTGGCACTTGCAAAGCGCTTGGTGGTGAAGGGGATGACATCACACTGGCCGCTGAATTTGTTATAAACATCATTGCTGACGACCAGATAGGGATGAATACCAACGTACTTGTGCGTACCGAGCAGAGCATGGTCTTGCGGAGCACAGCCCAGCCGGATTTCGCCAAATTTGGGAACCGAGGTACTGGGTTTGAACATAGCGGGGAAACCTCCTTTACTTATTTATTGCTTACCTTGTGATATTATCATACCACGTTACTTACAAGAAGTCAACAGTAGATTTCAAGTTTTTTGAAAAATATTTACGGAATAATTTACACCATCCAGAACGAAATCATAGGTGGTGTAGGAGTAGGTACAACGGCCAAAAGGGATTTCATTGCCGGGGGTGCTGGGGGTGACGGCGGCCTGAATGCTGAGAGCCTGCAGGACGATGGTGCTGGTTTTGCTTTGGAAGCGAAGCAGCGGGACGCCGGTGGAGGCAGACAGGAAGCGGATTTGATCTGGCTTGAAGGTGGAGAGGGAGGACATGGCCGGGGTGTAGAGGTGGACATTGATGTAGGCTGCGTTTTGGCAGGCGGTGGCAAGCTGGGCAAGGGTGATAGTTTGTGTATTCATGGCTCCTCCTTATCAGTTGACGTCCGAAAAGATGGACTGGAAAATGGTGGGAATTTAATCCCAATAGTTGTAATTGACAACCATTTGTTGTATAATGCGAGTATAGCACAAAGGAATTCAAGATACTAGAACGGAAACCTGTACTAACATTGAAAAGGGGACACGAAAATATGGAGATTGGGCAAATTATACGAGAGTGGCGCAAGGCAAACGGGATGAGCCAGCGAGAACTGGCAGAGCGGCTGCGATGCGGAACCCACACCGTGATGGGGTGGGAGAACGGAATCAACTACCCAGGGTTTTGGG